CACTCACGTAGATACCATTCTCCGTCGCATCTGTCTGATCCTTGACCAACACGCGATCGGTTGACGTCAAGATCCCGTCTAGGGTCTGCTCTCCGGAAAGCGTGATGTTCGCGGTAGTCGCGCAAGCAACTGCAGCATGCACAGTCAGCCCTTCGCCTGTTCCGGTGGTCCCTCCAATCACCGCGACGTTCTCGTGCTGCTCGTTGATCGCAGAGAAGTCCAGTCCACTCTTCGAGAACACGATATCCAGTTCGAAATCGCAACTGACCAGCGTTTCTGTGTCAACGAAGAATGACCAGATACCCTTGGCGTTCGTCTCGAACGGGTTATCCTGCGCTTCCGTTCCAGCCTTGTTCGCTTTCAGGGTAACGGCTGTGTCTGTCCCAGCTTTGTTGACGGTGACGGAAACGCCGCCGACTGACAATTCAGAATCAGTCACGACCCTGCCGGCTACTTTTCTCCAATCAGCCATTCCCGCCTCCTTACGTCCCGGTGACGACTGGCACAGCCGCCACCTCGATCATGTACTTGTTGCCTTCAGGGAGTCCCGTCAGTTGAACGAATTGCTGATTCCCGATCACCACTTCGTGCCATTCCCCGGTCGCCCAGTAGATCTCGTACGCTTCCATGTTCTCCGGCGCCACTGTCAGCGCGTCTTCGAACGTGAGCGTGTTCGCCGTGTTGCTCTTGATCCTCCGCAGATTGTCTGTTCCCTTCCTCGACACGATTTCACACACACCGCCATTCCAAACCTCTCCATCCACCGTCGGACCAGACTTGCCGGAGATGTGGCAGTATCCACCATTCCGGTAAGCGTCCACAGTCCAGTCCTTGTAGCAGTCCTCGAGCGTCGTCGTGGAACCGGATGTCGCGACCCCCGAATCCCGCGGACTCAGTAGCCTGTACCGCAGGATGTGTGAACGGGTCCGCCAATCCTGTGCGCCAAACCACGACACATCGATGGCCGGTGCCGGCGATCCCGCAACATCCTTGCTCCACACGCCCTTGGCGACTACGTTGGTCGGTACTCTCGGTAGAGGGCCATGCAGGAGCTCGTTGTAGCGTTCTTGGCGCCACTCGTTGTCCGTCCGTGATCGCCTGAACCAGTAACCGAAGTTCCCAACACGTCGGCCCATGGTCCCGAAGATCACGGTTGTTCCGAGTGTGTCATTCTCTCCAAGTATGAACTGAAGTGCCGTGACTCCGATGTCAACCGTCTTCGATGGACTCTCAACCCTGACGATGTCGCCAATTTCGATGTCGAGAGCCAGCCAGGGGACGACCGCTGAGACCGCAACCGATGGGGTGCCAACGTCGGATGCTGCAAGATTCGCTTCCTTCTGCGCTTCGGCCTCGGTGTTGATCCACGATAGATCGTTTTCGACGATCCGCATGATCTTGTGGAGCCGCACCTCGTCCGCCCCGGGGATCCCGTAGAGTTCCAGAGCTTCCAGATTCTCTGCCTCTACGTATCCAGGAGATCCGTCCTCGTTGTAGAACACCACACGGACGAACGTGCGGACATTCGCTTCAGATCGATTCAATCGCAGAACGTTGATGTCCCCTTCGAGATCAATATCCGGTGTCGTGTTGTCGCGATTTGGATCGACTACCGTAGGGACGAAATCTTCCTGCGTCGCGTTGTACCGCTCCTCGAGCACGAATCCGATCGCGTTCACAGGCCGGCTGATGGCGTCTCCGATTGAGATGTCACCGATCTCGTATCGCGTGCAGAAAAACGTCAGCGTGTCTTGTCCTGTCGGTGACGGAGCGATCACGATGTCTGCGCTGTGGCCGTAGTCGAGAAGGATCTGGTTGAGTACGTTGTTCGTTCCTGAGAACACTGTCCAGTAGGTCGCGTTCGGAGGTTCGTTGTTTGTACTCTCGAGGATGCACTCGTAGGCCACACCGTCCAGCGTGCACACTTCCCCAACCTCAAACGTCGTCGTCGCGTTCCAGATGCCCGACAGGTAGCAGTCTGTGTAGACACGCCCCTGGTCGATCTTGTCGATGTAGTGCGCGAAGTACTTCTGCATCACCCCGACGACACGCACCACGACATAGTCGTTGTTCTCAATCCCTTCCTCTGGTTCGACGGAGTCAGGACCGACACGACCGCTGAAGACCATCGCATTCGCTCCGGCTACTCCATCTCCGTCGTACTTCCCGATCCAGATCTGCAGCTTATGATAGCAGCCGATCAGTGGGACTCCTGCCGGATTGAAGATCGATGTATCCTCGGGATCCAAGCTCTCGCTTGCAGATCGGTACTCCTGCGTGTTGAGCAACGTGATCGTCGCAGTCCACCGACCTGTCGAACGATCTCCGTTCCACTGCAACGACTTCACGCGGGACTTGCCTGGGAAGGCCGACCCTGCTGGATTGATCAAATCGATCCAGTCCGATCCGTCGTAGACCCTGACTACTTCTCCCGACACATGCGAGAGGATGTGCGCGTTTTCGATTTCCGCTCTAGCCATATCAGAACCTCATCGGCGCGTAGCCTACGCCGGCATCGTTGACGTTCTTGCTTGTCAGGTCCTTCATCATGAGAGTCACTAGCCGCTGCTGGGCGAGGTTGATGTTGATTGTCGCACCGCCGCCCATTCCCCCAAGTTGGGACAGTGGAACTACTGCCTCTGGCCCCTTCTCTCCAATGATCGCTGGTGTCGGCTTGAATGCGATTCCACCTTCGCCCATATGCGGCAGTTGTGGCTCGATCCATTCGAACGTCGGAATCAGCGGGATGTTCACGCCCGGGAGGAGGTTGATGAACTTGATCAGCGCATTGAACGGCCAGATGATCCCGTTCATCACCTGGCCAAGCAGATTCCCGAAGAACACAAAAGCAGCTGCCGCACCCTCGGTCACACGCCGAAGCAGATTCAGCGCTTCGCCGATGATGTCAATCATCCATTCCCAGTCTGACATTTTATCCGTCAGGCCGTCCGTGCCGGATAGCCACCCTTCCGTATCAGTGAGGAAGAGCTGGATGTTGTCGATGATCCCACCGAGATAGGTTTCGAGCATGTCCAACAGATTGACCTTGATGTCGTCCCAGTGCTCCCCTACCCAATTTCCGAAATCCTCGAACATGCCCAGCACAGTATCCACGAATGGCTTGATGGCACCCCAGACGTCAGTCGTCAGGAACGACCATCCCTCGTCTGAGAAGAACAAGATGATGGCATCCAGCCAACCGTAGATCCGATCAAGCCAGTCTGTAATCTGCGGGAACAAGTCCTCTTTCCAGAATGGATCGACCTTCTCCGTCCAGAACGTACCGAATCCCTCCGCGAAGGTGCTCAAGTCGTCCACGAACACATCCGTGATCCAACCAGAGATCTGATCCAACGTCCAGCCGAACGTTTCGAGAGCAGGCAAGATTCCCTCGATGATCGACGGGAAGATCGCCTCGTACGCCGCCCTGACGGTATCTCTGAAGTCCGCGATCGGTTGGATCGCTCCAAGAATCTCGTTTCGGAAGGGCTCCATTGCCTCTTGCCACCACAACAGCACTTCCGAGGGATCTTCCTTTTCCTCGGCGCCCATGGTTTCCCAATCGAAGTTCGTCGGCTCCCCGGGCGTGCCAGCAGCAAACCGGATCCGGTTGATCGGCCAACCAATCGGAACGTTCAGGTTCGACAAGAGTTTCTGTCTCGCCTCGACTTCCTTCTTGATCGTCTCCTCTTGCAGGATGAACAGTCCGGTGATCGACGTAAGAATGTCAGCAAGCGGCCACAGGAATCCGAAGAGCGCTGACAGCAAGTCAACCTGGATCTGCGCAGCGGCTTCCTGGATCGCAGCCACAGACTCCGCCGACTCCACAAGGCCCCAGAAGGACTCAGCGAGTGCCAGCGATGCGTCGATTACCTTGTCAATCGCAGCGGCTTCCTCCACCGCCTTCTCGGCAGCTGGCTTCACAACCAACTCATTCCACGCCGTGAACAGCGTGTCCACGATCGCCAACATGGCCGCGACACCGGCAATCGGACCAGCACCGATTGCCGTTGCTGCAGATATGGCACTGATTGCACCGCCGCCCGATGTGACGACACTACCCAGCCCTTGCATCCCCTCGCCACCATACTTGGTCAGCAGGCCGCCAATGCCTGTGATCAGTGTGGCAGC